ACCACACCAATATTTCAGGCGCCTCTCCAGATCAATGTAAAATGAAGGAGCGAAACCGGCGCCCCAGAATTCGACGATTTCGCTCGAAATTGTAATCTCTTCATTGCTGTCTGCAATAATTTCATCCAAAGCCACATCGGACGATCTCTGCATCAGCTCATTCTCTTCGTCCAGTGTATCGTCAAATGTTTTACCAACAAACTGATACAAATTGGACTTGCTGATATAACTCAGAACGCGAGAGTTTGTGGTACTGCTCTTATTAAGCATACCGTAAATCTTGTCGTTCCAATAAATATCGAACTTCATACAGATTCTGCGGATTGCAGACTTTTCATCACCAAGCACAGTCTTATAGTGCTGGTACATTTCGTCTACACAATGCCGGCAAACAGGCAGATAGCCACCGTTCTCACGGTAGATCGGGCTTTGGGAGGCAGGGAAGTTTCCTTTCTGCCTTGTGTAATCACGCGGACACCGCGTGCAATAGAACTTATCGGGAGCATCCTTAATTGGCGCCGCCACACCCGGACTCGATTTGGTTATCTTACTCTGCTTCGGCATATAAGATCACCTCAGTCTCGGATGATGCCCTCTTTAACCTCTCGCTTCAACAGTTTACCGGGAGTAAACTTGGGAGCGCGGTATGAGGGAATCACAATGCGTTCCTTGCTCTGAGGATCAACGCTCTCTCTTTCGGAGCGCTCGCGCACATCAAAGGTGCCAAAACCACGGAACATCACGGATTCACCCTCAACAAGGATCTCTTCCAGTGTACGGATGAAATCATCCATGATAATTCCGGCTTCGTGCTTCGTATATCCCTTTTGAGCAAGCCGTGTAATAAAATCATCTCTTTGTAACATATAAACACCCTTTCATATTCCTGTTATCACAAATCGCTCAGCTTTGTAGGCTGAACAACCTTGATACCGGTCTCATCAAAATACTGATCCAACTGCTCTTCGGTAGTCAGGTCTTTATACAGGCGAACCATATCGCTTGAAGTCCAACCAATGATTTCCTGAATTACACCGTCCGGCAAACCGGAGCGGGCAAGGTCGGTTGTAAAGTAATGTCTGAGACAGTGCCAATAGAAATCTACGCCCAACAGCTTTCCGAAAGAGATTGCCCAACTGTTTAGTGTTTCAGGCTTCATCTGCTGTGTCGGATCATCCTTGAGCGGGAACAGCCACTCACTGACAATACCATCTTTCTCGCGCTGTTCCATCCAACGGTCAAAGTATGGTTTGAAATCTTTTGCCAGTGTGTAGCAATAAATATATTTGCCAAGTCCAAAACCCTTGGTCTTAATTGTTTCGCTTGTCTTATACAGCGCACCGCCGCAAACCAAGTTCTCGTCCTTAAAGTCATCGACCCTAAAACGCACAAGCTCAGACTTTCTTCGGCCTGAATGCATAGCCAAGGCCAGCATACAAGCCTTTTCGTGCTTGCCTGCGTCGGTCAATGTCTGCAGCAAAGTGTTAAGCTGCTCCTCAGATAAGACTGTCTTATCACGGACAGGCTGATTGACCGGTGATTCGATTTTGCGGACGATGGAACGAAAATCCTTAAACTCGTCTTCGTCGTCAAGGATCGCTTCAATGTAATTGGAAAGCGAAGAGATAGCGGACTTGATGCGCCGCACTCTGGACGGAGAGTTACCGTTTTCGTTGATAAGCCAATTCTGGAAGGATACGAGATCTCGTTTGGTAACACTGGCAAAATTCTTGTTGCCAAGATTCTTCATGCAGTACACGAAGAAAATATCAAGATCGTTCTCGTAACCACGAATTGTTCCGGGACTTCTCTGCACGGACTTCAAATAGTCCAGAAAATCCTTCTTCAATCGCAGATTCTCAGAATTGACCTGCGCGACAAGCTCGGGGCTTGTCAGATCGTTCATCTGTGTGCTTCTCGGCAAACAAGCCACCTCCTCGTCGTTGTTTTGAGAAAAAGAAAGCGGGATGGGGTTGTCAACCCCTCCCGCTTGCTATAGCACATTTAATACTTAATTTAAGGGCACCGGATAGGAACACCGGACGCCATCACTGTCACACACGCACACCATTTGTTCGGCACGACCATAAATTCTCTTCTGAACGCAGTAATCGTCCATACCGAGGAACGAACCCGCCATGATGGTCTTGATACCCTGCACATCGTCGATCTTATTGTGATGCAAATGGCCGGACAGAACCGCGTACAACGGCTTCTGTACCATTGTCTGCAGAGCCTGCACCTTGCCTGAGCTTCCGTCAAAATCACCGTGTACGCCACAGTAGATCTTCCCACGAACTTCGATAAGGTACATAGTGTGGTCAACCTTTTCACCGCCACCAACAAAAACATTTTCGAAGTTCTGCAGGCGTGCTGCCAGATACCACTCCACAAGATCGTCAAGCCGCTCAGAAATCAGAGCCTTGTCCTTGTTGGGATCAATACGGCTGTGGTTGCCAGCGACACTGACATATGTGACCGTTTTGAAATGTTTGCTCAGCTCCGCAAGGAACTCAGCAATCAGCTCGGACACACCCTTGATTTGGTCGATCACATTTTCCTTGTTGGTAATAGCGATAGACTGGTGGATGTTTCCGCTGATCTCATCGCCATTCGCCCACACAATACAGTTCTCACTGCCATGTGTTTCACCAATGGAGATGATCCTATCAAGATATCTACACATCATCATGCGGCAGATATCGGAGTTATATGTATTCCAGTAATTCTGGATATTTGCGCCGTAGTGAATGTCGTTCAGGCTGACAAGCAGATCGTTATCAGACGGTTCGATTTCCGTCCGCTGATAATTAAGCTGCGGCAAGTTGCCAGACCGAATTGCATCGGACAGGATCTCATTCAGTTCTTCCTGCCGAGAACGCTCTCGGATCACTTTATTTAGCGCGTTGCGCTGATCGAAAAATTTCTGACGCTCCTTTTGAACCTCAATCCTCTTTGCGTCCAGCTCGCTCAAAATATCGTCGGATGTAATTCGCTTTGCTGCTTCTTCACCCAACAGCTCCAGAGTTCGTCTGCTGCCGTACATCATTCTCCGTGCGACATCAGAACTGTACTCTTTTCCATATACATAAGGTGCAAGTTCGGAATAGTCCTCATCGGCAAGCGTCCCATCAACCAACTTACCAAAGATAAGGCGCTTGTGATACGCCAAATCCGTTTCGTTTGGCTGTCTTGAAAGCTTGTCCATGTATTGTCCTCCTTACTTTACCGCTGCGTAACGCGAAGCTCTTTCAGAAGGCGCATGGCGTTTTTGTTCTCTTCCATATAATACCTATGGCGCTTTGACTTCTGCTTGACTGTTCTACGGATGTGAACATTCGGCATCCGTTCCGCAATGATTTCCTTTTCCTGATCGGTAATAATAACCACGATAAACTCCCTTTCGGTCAAAAATTCGCTTCATAAATAAGCGTTGATACATTATTTTATTACATTTATAGAAACACTGCAAACAGTGCCATAAAGCCCGTAAACACAGGCTTTATTGGCATGGTCTATTTCAAAGTTTTTTGAAATGGGGACTTACTGGAGAATCGTCCCGTTCTTATAGTTTTCACGCGTCTTTTGACGATTGATGTTCACCGCGCAGTCAGGGCAGTATTTCTGAGCATTGCTTGCCCGCTTGATTACGACCCCGCAAGCCGCACACTCAAAATACGGCTCTCCGCAATAACGCATATACTGGTAACCGAGATTGCGGTAATCGGTGATAACCAATACCGGCTCACCCTCGTCATCAATGCATCTTACATTGATGTTGATGTTGTCCACCTTGCGACTAAAGCGAATCAATCCAGCTTCGCGCAAATCGTTCAGCATAAGCGACTGCCGTTTGATTGGTGTCACCACATTCGCCATCTTGAAGATCTCCTTGTCGGGACGATTAACCCACCCATTATTCTTATCGCTGACCATGTTGCAAAACTTCGCAAGACAGATCAGTGTAAACATTAGCCGCTTCATCTGCTTGCCTACAAGGGCGTCGCAGATATCTAATTCCTTTTGGGTGATGGGAATACCGTCAATTTCAATCAGTGGATATTTGTCAGTATCTTTCACCTGTCGGTCAATGGCGTCCTGCCACTTGACAATGTTGATTGTGGGATCACACTTCAACATAAAGGATTCCAACATAGTATGTATCTCGGACTTCTTATAGCCTTCCGCCCGATAGTATCTTGCCACC